AGCAGGCACCGATGCCACCGGAGATGAAGGAAGCAATCCTGAATGAACTTCCAAGTCTTGTGGAACATATTGATGAAGCGACAGCAAAAATCTTTGACCCTTCCAAAGTATGGTTGGAGTCAATCCAGTTCGCTGATTATGTTAGCCAAATGGCTGACCACCTACTCAGCGACTGCGGATGTACACCCGAAGACAAGTTCATCCTCGCAGAACAACTGAAATATATTGCTGAAACCTTCAAGGAAGTAGCCGAGTCCTCTATGCAAATCCTTGACCAGTCAGACAAGATTCTTGATAAGGAGTTAGACCATGGCTCACGGTAAAAACGAAAGCCTCTCGGTTATCTGGTGCGACAACGGCAACACAGACGGCAAGTTTACCGAGGGTCTTGTTTACACGATGATTACCAGCGAGGTTCGTATCACGAACGCCATTCGTGTACAGGGTAATCAAATCGCACGCCAACGCCAAGCAGCCATCGAAATGTGGGGCAAGGTTGGTACCGACTGGGCACTCTGGGTTGACTCAGACATCGTGCTCACGAAGGAAGTGCTAGAGATACTATGGGATTCAGCCGATAGGCTGGCTCGTCCCGTGGTGTGCGGTGTGTACTTCATCTCCAAGCAGAGCGAAGGCACACTGATGCAACCGATGCCCGTCCTCTTCAATGAGGGTGAGACTCAGTATGAAATCAAGTACCTCCACCCGCTCCCTCACAACCAACTGGTGCGTATTGACAACGCAGGCATGGGCTTGGTACTCATGCACAAGAGCGTACTTGACCGTCTAAACGATAAGTTCCCAGGCGACTTCTGGTTTGGCGAGAACAACGAGACTGGTGAGAAGTTTATTGGTGAGGACATCGCCTTCTTCCGCAAGGTGCGTGCCTCCGGTATTCCTATTCACGCACACACTGGCGCTCTCGTCAAGCACATGAAGCGCTTTTCATTCGACCACGCCTACTACAACCTGTACTGGTCAGCAGTCGAAGCAGCCGAAAGGAGAGAGCGCGATGCCAAGTCCGCAGATGGCGAACAAGCGTAGAGGTGCAACCTTCGAGATTGAACTCGCCGACTGGTTCGTTGAGTCCGGTCTAAACGCACAGCGCCTGCCTCGTGCAGGGCGTAACGATGTGGGTGATGTGTTCGTGCCTGGCAACAATGGCATTTATGTCGTGGAAGCCAAGGCTCCTCGCAGAGACGGGCGCATAGATTTATCAGGGTGGATTCGTGAGGCTGAGATTGAGGCTCTGAACTATAAGATTCAGAAGAACCTTGCCGTCATGCCTAACCCACTGGTGATTATCAAGGCAAGCAACCGACCTATCAGCGATGCTTATGTGGTGCAGAGGTTAGGCAATGTCTTCCCAAACCTCTAAGCACGACATGGTGCGGGTGCTGGAGCACTACGGCTTTGTTATCCCAAGCAATCGCGGTGGGTGGCAGTCGGTCAGGTGCATGTTTCACAATGACCATATCAAGTCTGCCCGTCTAAACATAGACAAGGGTGGGTTCCGCTGCTTTGCGTGCGATATGGCTGGAGATGTTTATTCACTGATTATGAAACGAGAAGGAGTCAACTATGCCGAGGCTCTCAAAATCGCAGAGAGAATCACTGGCGAAAGCCACGGAGAACTACGAGCAAAACCTAGACGAGGTGCTTCCTTATCTGGCGGGTCGAGGTATAACGGAGGAGACGGCTCGTATGTTCCGCCTCGGCTTCGTAAAGCAACCTGAGACTGGACACGAGCCATACATCGGCAAGTTATCCATCCCATACTTGACTCCATCGGGGGTGATTGATATTAGATTCCGCAGTCTAAACGCAGATGCGGGACCGAAGTACATGTCCCGACCTGGCGCTAGTACCCATATCTACAACATCAGTGCACTGGAGAAAGACAGCGATGTGCTGGTCATTTGCGAGGGCGAGATAGATACCATCATCGCTACGCAGGTCGGGTTCGCAGCCGTTGGCTTGCCTGGTGCTAACAACTGGAAACCTTTTTACTCCCGTGTCCTTGCAGACTGGGAAAAGATTATGCTCTTCTGCGATGGGGACAATGCAGGGCGTGAGATGGCGAAGAACATTAGCCGTGAGTTAGACAATGTGTTCCCCGTCTTTATGCCTGACGGCGCTGATGTAAACGATGTGTACCTATCCGAGGGAGCAGATGGCTTGCGGAAACGGATGGGTGTTTAGATGCAGTACCCAAACTGGTTCCAAGCCACTGGTGCGCAGGCTAACTTCGAGCGCCACCTCATGCAGTTCAAGGATAAGCCCGTTCAGTTCCTACAGATAGGTGCCTTCACTGGCGATGCTTCTGTGTGGATGCTAGAGAATGTACTTACCCACGCACACGCCACGCTCACCGATGTAGATACATGGAGGGGTAGTGACGAGAACTCACACCACGCCATGGACTTCGAGGATGTGTACTCCGTTTACACGGACAAGATTAGGCAGTACGAGAATGTTCATGTGTTCCGAGAGACGAGCGATAGTTTCTTTGAGAGCAACAACATGACCTATGACTTCGTTTATATTGATGGCGACCACACCGCCTTCGGCGTGATGCGTGATGGCATGAACGCCTTTGATTGTCTCAATGTGGGTGGCATCATCGCCTTCGATGATTACCACTGGAGCGAGGGCAGGGGCAACTTCTATGAGCCACGCCCTGCAGTAGATGCGTTCTTCAATATCACGCGGGACAAAATCAAAGTTATCGAAATCGGCTGGCAGGTCTGGATACAGAAGGAGTTTGTCTAAACATGGCTAAGAACTCATCGTTTGATTTGGACTTTGGTTATGGGCGTAAGGGTGAGCAACTCGTAGAGGAACTACTCACCAATGGTAAGAAGGTAGAGGTCAAGAGAGATAGGAAATGGTGGGTCACTAACAACATCTATGTCGAGGTGGAGTGCTGGTACCTGAAAACTGAGTCGTGGGAGAAGTCAGGAATCATGGTGACTGAGGCTGACTACTGGGCGTTCGTGCTGGAGCAGGGCGTACTCATGGTGCCCACTAGCCATGTGCTCTACGCAGTCAAGGAGTTTGGGCGCGACATTACATGCGACATCCCACCAAACAAGAGCAAGGGCGTGCTGATTACCGTTGATGATTTGCTGATGGCTATGCGTAAACTAAAGAATGATAAGGGTCAATCCAATGGATGAACAACAACTGCGTGAGCAGATAGCCTTAGAACTAGAGAGACAGGCAACCTACGCGATGATAAGTAGCGAATACAACTTCAATGATACCGCTGTTCGTGCCAAGACTTACTGGCATGCTGCTGAAATTGTGAGGCAATCCAATGGATGAGCAGGACAAGGTATGGGAAACCATCTACGGAGTGGCGAGGCAGGTAACTACCCGCAGTAATCGTATCCATCGTGGCTTGGTATCCACTGATGATATGTACCAACACCTATCGCTATGGGCGCTAGAGCACTGGCATAAGGTGGAGCAATGGCAGGCAGAGGACAGCCTGAAATATAAACTGCGCAAGACTTTCTTCAATGAGGCGCAGAAGTATGTGGCTAAGGAACGCAGTCGCCATGCGCGGGTGCCCGTCACTGACTCGTTCTACTACACGCTTGAAGTCTTGCATGAGTTGCTTCGTGATGTGTGGTCACATGAGGGGTGGACAGATACACCCGATATGGCTAACGAGTTCGTCACTCACTCGTCTAAACCAAGTGAAGGTGGCAATCGCCTGGCGTTGTTATCAGATGTGCAGGCTGGTCTTGACCGTCTAAACGACACTGACCGTGACCTGCTGCGGATGCGGTATTCCAATGGGGGTATGGAGTTTGGTGCGCTGGCTGAATCTCTAGGTGCATCGGAAGAAGCGGTACGCAAGCGAGTCAAGCGGGCGCTGGTGCGCCTACAGGACAGGCTTGGTGGTGAAGCGCCGGTCTGGTATGGCAGAAGAAGGCGCATGTCTAATGAGCAAGCACGGCAAGAGATAAGAGAACAGGACAACCAATGATTATCGGACTGAGTGGATATGCACGAAGCGGTAAGGACACGATGGCATCAACCCTATGTCTAAACTACGGCTTCCGGCGCGTGTCCTTTGCTGACCCAATGCGTGAGGCTATCCTCATCCTGAACCCGAAGATAGACAGCATCACTCATGTCGCTCACTATGTTGAGGACTACGGGTGGGACATGGCTAAACAGAACCCTGAGATTCGTAGGTTGTTGCAAGTATTCGGCACCGATGTGGGGCGCAGGATGTTCGGCGAGAATGTCTGGATAGACATGGCGTTCAAGGACATCAAGCCCGATGAGAATGTGGTGATTGCAGATGTTCGATTCCCCAATGAGGCTGATGCTATCAAGCAACGGGGTGGTAAAGTCATTCGTGTAAACAGGCACAACCACAGCGCAGTCAACAGGCACAAGTCTGAGATTGCCATGGATAACTATATGTTTGACCATGCTATCTACAATGACGGAACGCTTGACGACTTCACCGAAAACATTTTCATGTTGATGAAGAGTGCGTTTAGACAATGACCGATGATGAGTTCGTCGAGCGTTTCAATGAGTTGCATAAGTATATCTTGGAGCGATTCCATAAGAAGATTGATTACGCGAAGATGAACCCTGACTCTCCCGCTTGCTTGCCTGATAAGAGATACTGGGAGGGTTGGAACGCTGGATTAGATTGGGCGCACCGTATCGTGCGTGGTGATAAATCCGCT